GCTTTATCCATTTCTATGATTTGGTCATGAAGATCAGCAGCATCATCACCTTTACTAAGGTTATCAACTTCTTTCATAAGAGCTTTATTCATCTTCTCTAACTTTACTAAGATGCTAAGTTCTTTTTTGCCTTCGTTTATACTTTTATAAGCTTCTGTAATATTCTTCTTAATGAAGTAATTAACAACATCAATTGCCTTCTTATCAAAAGCAACATCACCTTTTATACCATCAATATCTAACCACCAAGCATCTGATTGTGAGTCGAAGTAACCAGTAGCAATTACTTTTCCTTTGTATGTAACATAGTTGATGTCTTTATTTGTGTCTTTACCAAACACATAATCACCTTTCTTCGCTAATACTTTTTTGCCTTCTTCAAGTTCAACCTTCGTTTCTCTTATGTTGCTTAATGTTTTCATACTTCCATTACCTTTAAAAAACTAATTAAACCCTTATCAGCTTCTTTTTCTGATTTAAAGGTATCTACTTTACTATCATCGATAAACAAATTAAACCCACTCGTAATAACAGCAGATACATCTTTATCTTTTCCCAACCTCTTATACTCTCTCAAGACTACTTCATCATCTGATAAACCTAGTCTTGTTCCTACAGTTGTATTAAAAGATTCTTTAAACTTCTTCAGCATTTGGTTCTGTAACTTGCTCTGGTTCTACATCTACCGTACCAAACACAGATCCAGCGATCTCTTGCTTGTGCACATCTAATGCAGCATTCATCTTATCAGCCATAACACTATTAAATCTGTTATTACTATTTGCTACATCACCTTTTTTAATGCTATCAATCAAATCATTTACATTCATTATATTTATCCTTTATATGATATTATTTATAAAAACTTATAACTCATCATCGTCAAATTCGTCGTCTTCGGCAGGTTCTGCCTCGATTTGCTTCGTAATTTCGTCGATATCCTCATCAGATTGACTAAGTATATTCTTTCTAACCCATTCTTTAGAGTAGTAAGTGCCTACATATTCATCAATCATCTGAAGAGTTTCAATTCTTTCTTTTATGATTTCCGATTCTTTAAGTTCTGCATAATAATTATCTCTATTATACTCAATTGAGATATCTTGCTTAATTTGCTTCCAATCAGATGGAACAATGACCTTCTTTAGAATAAGCTGTCTCTTCAGTGCTTCTAAGAACAAGGTTGAGAACTTATTACGAACACGATCAATGAACTTTTGGAATTTCAACTCATCACGAGTAATTTCAGATGAACGGCCCACATTGAATGTAGAGTCTTGTTCTAATCTTGAAAGAGGCACGTTGAGTGCTCTATACAACTTTTTCTGGAAATAAATGATATCTTCCACTTCGCCAAGGTTTTGTCCCCCAGGAAGTGTTGTGATTTCGGTACCACGACCACCTTCACGTCTAGGTAGCCAGAAGTCTTCCATGACAGATTTATGGTCTCGCTCATCTTTAATGTCTCCTGATTGAGGGTCGTAAACAATCTTATTACGATATTTATTCATCGTATTGTTAAGATACTGTTCAGCTTTACCTTTAGGTAGGTTACCAACATCAATATAGAATATACGTCGTTCAGGAGCTCTGCTTACTCTATAGATTACCATAGAATCTTCCATCATAGACAGCTGATTCATTGGCTTCAATGCTTTATTTAAATAACCAATTACCTTATCGCGTTTATCATTTAGAAGGCCAGAGTTAACTTGAATAATAGCATCCGTTGAGATTTTAAGACCTTCAGAGTTATTTACATGCTCTTCATCTTGATATAAGTAATACTCTCTTTCCTCTTTAACTAATTCAGCACCAGTTTTTGGATCCTTTTCCTTAGATACTTCTTTAACCTTACGTATCTTAGTAGGATCAATTTGTTTTAGATCTACAATACCATTAGAAGGAGAAGAGTCGTTAATTATTACATGGAAGAATAAACGGCCATCAACATACCATCTTCTGAATAAATCATAACCTCTATTATTAAAATCAAGGTTCTTAACAATAGTATCAAATTCTTCCAATATGAGTTTCTTTACATTATCAGCTTGATCAAGTTCTTCAAGGTTTAAAGACACAACACCTTGATTTGTAGAAACAATAGCTTCGTTTGTGATGTCTTCAATAGCTGCATCAATCTCTGGGTAATTAGAGATTGCTCTATATTTCATTATTAAATCAGCATCATTACGGAATTGATTACCGTCGATATCTAAATACTGACCAAAGTATCCTCCCGTAGGGGATATCTGATATGCACCGTCCTCGTTCGTATCAGCAAACGATTTAGCTTTTTTGTTTTCCTCAGACTTCTTCTTCTTAAAAAGGAACCCGAATAGTTTGTTTTCTTCTGCCATAATTTTGCCTGACTCTTATTTAAATACTATACTTATTTATAGCGTTTAAATAAGAGTGCCCCGAAGGGCACTCACTGTATTAACTAGTCGTATTAGACTCCCAATACTGAACTTGAAGTTCAACTGTGAACTCCTCGATAGTATTTTCAGAATCATATGATACTTCAATAGCCCCAAGATTAGTTGGGAAAGTACCACGAATGTTGTACGACTTAACAGATGTGCCGTCTTTATCTAGTTGCTCAATAATCATATCTGACATATAATCAGAAGGATTAGTAAGACCAGTATTAGCATTATGCTGATTAATACCATTCATCCACTGCTCGAATGAATCACGAACATCAAAATTAGTATCGTTAATAACTGTAATAGTCCATGGTTCAAATGTTCTATCACCAGCAATCTGTAATTGTCTACCACGGAAAGGAACCATGATAGGATTAATTACTGAACTTGGTAATTGAGCAGCCTTAACCATAAACGAAGCAGTTTCTACATCAGCAGTAACATATCCAGGGAAACCAAGAGTTGCCTTGAATAAGTTAGAACGAGCACCACCACCTGTTAGTTTTGCTTTAAAGTCGTCGACTCCTAGGATCGCCATGATTAATTACCTCCTGCAATTTCACTAAACTCAACACCAGTTCTGGTAGCAACAAAGTTTAATGTTATAAAGTTAATAGAACGAGCAGGCTTGATGTAAATATCTGCAACAAAACGATTAGTATCGATTACGTCTCCAGTATTATTTGTATCATCACAAACTACTTTAAAGTCTGTAATACCTCTACGTCCTTTAATATCTCTTAAGAAAGGTTCTGTCATGTTTCTAAATTGTGCTCTAGTGAACTCATCATTGAATTCAAATAAAGAAGCTTTAGAAGCTTTTGAAACAGCCTTTTCAAGAGTAATGAACAATCTACGAACATTGATTCTATCAAATGCTGAAGATTTAAATTGTAGAGTCTTATCACCATATAAAAGTGTTCCTTGTCCAGGGAAAGCAACAATTGGATTAACACCAACTTTATATAGATCATCTCTATCTACTTGTTTAGGATTAAATGCTAATTTAGTAACATTTCTAATATTACCTCTAGTCGTACCAGCAGGACTAAACCATGCATCTGCTACATTATCAGCATTTGCAGAAAGACCAGCCATAGAACCAGAAGCAGGTAACCATCTGTACTTATCGTTGTACTTATCGTAAACATACAATGCACCAGAATCAGCGAATGCATAAGAAGATGAAGTTAGCGAATCTCTCCAAGTCTTAATATCCACAACAGGAGTACTATTATTTACTGTAGCACTAATTGGAGGACTTACAAATGCAACACAATCTTTACGAGCATCTGCAATATCAATAAGCTTATTAGCAATAGTAGTTGCATCAGCTCCCGCTTTAACATCACCATTCATAAGTAATGATACTTCAACTGTTTCAGCATCAATGAACATGTCATATGCTGAAGTAATATCACCAACAGTTAATGTATTATCATCAACACCACCAGTTGTATTAACATCATAGATATTATCAGCAGCACCATCAATAGTTGTATCAAATGGAGCACCAGTTAAATCTACTTCTTCAAACGTTTTACCAGAATCACTTAATTCAATAGGAGCATTCAATACTCTTACCCAATTTGAACCGCTGTTAAGTACATTTTCCCAAAAATTAGAAGTACCATCAGCTTTAAATGCATTAGAAGCTTGTGAAACATAATCATATGTTTCCAATGCTGTGCCAGCAGTACCTGTAATACCACCTGTACTATCGTATACTACAACATGCAATTCATCACTAATAGCGCTTGGTGCACTTGATGAAGTACTTGGAGCTGAATTAAATAAATCAGCAAATTGCCATGTAGCAAATGCAACACCACCATCTGCAGGGCAGATAGAAATACCAACACTATTACCAATTGAACCAGGATATCTTGCTACAATCGTTTCAGTTCCTGTTCCAATTAAACCTTCTGCAACACCATCATTATTAACAGAAACACCTGTACCAGATGCTGTTGAATTTAATGCATTGCTTCCTACAGCTCTAACAACTCTTAATGAATTGCCATAGCTTAAAAATTGAGCAGCTG